TGTCGTGCTTTGGTTTAGATGCATAACACATCTGTCAACATCCCTCCTTGGACCACTATTACCACCGCATAAATCTCTGAGTATCGGAGCGTTTTTCCATATGGTATCCATATACTCAAATAAAACTTTAGACTGTCTAAAAGCGGCACCTACAACAATTATTTTTCTTCTAGGCATAAACAAACCCCGAAGAAGCGGATAAACAGAAAGAATGAAAGACTTACCCATACCACGACTGCCAATCAGCATGGGAAATTTTCTATTCCACATTTCATACAAAAGCAAAGACTGAAATGGAGACAATTCTATGTTTAAAACATATTTACAAGCAAATGAAAAATATTCTGGACGCATCATCAGCCAAGCTATTCTTTCTACCAGCTTTTCATTGTCTGAGTCCTGCATTAAAAAATCCATAGGATTAAATAACGTAGATTCGTCAACATCTATACCAAGCCAAGCGTCTTCTAGCTGGGGATTATAGTCTTTCATCTGTGTATCCCATCAATAAACCCATAGTATATAGCCTCTTCTGCATTCATATACCAGTCTCCACTGTGAAACTTCCTTTTAATGTATGATTTAGTTTTTGATAGGTTGTATTCTTTCTCTTTAAAAAACTTACTGGTTTTATAACATTTATCTGCGTAAATACTTAACATAGTTTCCGCATTCATTTTATCAACCAATGCATAGTTTTGCGAGCTTAAATAATCACCAGTTAAATCGCTTGATCCAAAGTGACACATGAAAATAGAACTAGGAGTAATCATTCTTTTTGTAGCAGACTGTATAATAACACTACCCATAGAGCAAAGCTGTCCATAGCCTATGAAAGTTGTTTTACATTTACAGTTTTTAATAGCGTCATATATCCCCATACCGGAATACCAACATCCTCCCGATGTCTGCATATGTATAGTTATAGGTTCTTTATTTTGATTTTTTAGTAAGTTTATGTTTTTAATAAAAGTCTGAAGCATTCTATGGTCTATACCGGCGGATTCTCCAGAATCATCATACTCATTTATGTAAATTTCCCTATTTTTAACATCTATTCCATAGTTATGAATTTCACCAACTATATCTCTATTTGTTGACATCTTCTTCCCTATTGAAAAGCTCGTTTAATCTTTTGAATATACTATTGCAGGTAACAAAAGCATTTTGCTTATTGTCACAGAATAATATTTTTGTATTGTACCAAATTTGAAACTCAATAATACTTTTTAGCAAATACTTCCCGGTGACTTTAACTTTTGTTTTCATTCTAGCCGGAACTTTAGACCCTTCGGGGTAGCGGATAAGATCCGACATAGAAAACTCGCATATAATAAATGAAAACGGAAAATCCTTCATACGCTCCATTTCTGCTTGAAAAGGAGCCTTCTTCCTTCCTAGATTCATCGCTATCTCAGAGCTACAGCCCTTTCTTTCTATGCATACCAAATCTTCGTAACCTTTCATGGTATAGTCGCCGGTATGAAGACCTGTGACCTCCATACCAGAACATTTGTCATACTCAGAAAAAAACCACCCATCTTGCTCTCTGGTGTCTTTTATTACAGTATAATTTGGTATTTTAATTTTAGACATATCGAGCAATTATTTTTTTACGTAGCAAATTTTTCCATCTTTGTAAGATAGAGACTCTTGCAGTTTTTCTTTTCTTAATATACCGTAAACAGCACTATAAACATCGCCATGAGCATTTTCACAGAAGGTTTCTCCTTCTTCTAAATTGCGAATGTCGTCTGCGATTCGCTCTGGGGCGGATTCTGGACCCGCTAATGTTTCTTCTAGTTCTGATGGCTCAGGAGCGCCCTCTGTTTCGGACTGGACATCTTTTTGCCAAGATGTAAATCTTTCTTTAGCATTCATTTATTTCTCCTTACTTTTTCTGTAAAATATGAAATATAGTGTGATTCTTTACCTGTTATGTCATTGTGACAATTTTTACAAAGGCAAATACCATTGTCTTCATCATAACGAAGCGTACTGGCTGAACTCCATTTTATAATATGGTGAACATTCAACCATACACCCTTCCCCTTTTTATTACACATTTGACACGTAAATTTATCCCTTTTGAGAACAGCATTGCGAAATTGTTTGTAAACTGGGTCGCCGTAGTCTCGCTTTTTGGACATCGTTATGGACCATCCTTTCTGCTAAATCCACAAAGTTTATTTTTCTTTTCCATTCTAGCTTGCATTCTGCCTTGCTGGGTATACCTAAAAGGTAATCAACCTCTGCTGGTCGATAAAATTTTGGGTCTATTACAACAAAATCGGACCAATCGCTAATTCCAACAGCGTCAAAAGCCGCATCTAAAAATTCTCTTATGCTGTGCGTTTCTCCCGTTGCAACAACATAGTCGTCTGGCGCGTCCTGCTGTAACATAAGCCACATAGCCGCAACATAATCAGATGCATGTCCCCAGTCCCGTTTTGCGTCAAGATTGCCCAAACGAAGCTTGGGAAAGCTTTCTTGACGACCAGAGACATATATAGTATCTCCATTATTAGCAGTTGTTATGTCGCTGTCGATGTTCATTGACGTTAACCACTGAGAAAATTCCCCGATCCATTTTGTGATTTTACGAGTTACAAAGTTTTCACCCCGTCTTTCGCTTTCATGGTTAAATAGAATACCACAGCTACCATGAATTCCGTAGCTATCTCGGTAGTTGCGAACCAAGTGGTGAGCGGCTAGTTTTGCGATAGCATAAGGGCTCTGTGGCATAAAAGCGGTATTTTCGTCTTGATACTTGATATCATGATATCTACCTTTAGTGACCGTAAAATTCTTTCCAAACATTTCACTGCTGCTAGCCTGATAAAATCTAATGTTATCTTTTCTGGGAGAAAATCTAATAGCTTCAAGAATATTTAAAGTTCCTCCCGCTGTTACATCCCATGTGTAATTTGGCTGATTAAAAGAAGTGCCTACATGCGACTGCGCGGCTAAGTTATATATTTCGTCTGGCTCTTCTAAAGCCACGATAGAGTTAACACTAAAAGGATCTGTAATATCCCCTTCGATTAATTTTATTTTTTGCAAAAGGTGGTTAATATTCTGTGTATTGGGCGTGCTGCTTCTTCTGGTGACACCCGTCACTTGATAGCCCTTGTCAAGCAATAGTTCTGCTAGATAGCTGCCGTCTTGTCCTGTTATTCCAAATATAATAGCCTTCATTATTAGTCCTTCTGTATTACAGTTTCTGGTGTTAAAAATGGCTGATCCACATTTCCATCTTCGTATGTAAAATATTCTGAAAGTCGTTCTTTCTCTTTTTCTGATGCTAGTCGCATCTTTTCCATCTCTATGCCGATTTCATCCCTGAACTCATCGCTTGTTGCGATTTGTTTTATAAAAGAAGCAAATGTTTGTTTAGAATCCTCAATCGCTTTGATTCGTTGTTCGCGCGTGCCCTTTAGGTCTTTGAGCATCGTTGCTTTTCGAGCCTGGAGATCTTTATAATCTTTTGATAACGTTTCCTGCGAAGCGCGCAGCACTGCGATCTGGCGCTCCAAATTCATTATATAGTCCACATCGCGCTGATCCTTGTCGCGACTTTTCTCATTTCTTACAAGCTGGTCGTTTAAATTAATTTCTTCTTGATTTTCGTGTTGCGACCTTAAAATCCTGTTCATCAATATTTCTAATTTGATGGTATCTATTATCTGCATTTCTTCTGTGTGGAACACGTCATCCTTAAACTGGCTCCACATTTTTTTGAAATGAAATTGAAACATCTCCAACTCTTCTTGGGAGAACTGATTGGACAACTCTTTGTAGTATGGTTTTGTTTTTAATTCATTTGCTACAGCCGCCTCTTTTTTTTGCGCAGAAGAGAATCCGACCTTTTTGGCAATCCAGTCACGAACAGACTCAGGGTCACGCTGGAGGGTTTTTGCTATTGCTTCAGGAGAAAGAACCTCGCAGTTCTGCTCGATAAAGTCCATCTCCTCATTGGAAAATCTACCCTTCTTCATCTTTGATTTTTCCATCAATAATCTCCTGTATTTTTTTCATCACTTTGTTTTTTCGCGCTTTTGTGATTTTGCCCTTGTTTTTCATTTTAAGATAGTCCGAGCGCATATTTGCAGGAAGATGTTCATCTATAATGGACATTAGTTCAGTCAGCTGGGCGTCGTCACTTATGTTGTCGAGTGTGGCTATGTGGAAAAGTTCATGTATATCTATAGGCTCAAGAATATTTTTCTTGTTTTCTTGTATTTTGTGAGCGGCCCCCACCTCATAACGATAATAATTATCGCGCTTGAAATTTTTCAGGCGGTTGTTGAGATGTATATATAAGAAATTTTCCAAAGAGCGCGAACTGTCATAATCTTTCATTGCCCGAAGAGCTATAAGAAAAGCCTCTTGCTCTATATCTTCTGTCTCATATGAGGCAAAGGTATATTTGTGGGCGATTTTTACAATAACATTGTTGAATGCTTCAAGAAATCTTTCCTCTGTTAATCCTTGGGGCAATTTCAATCTTCATCATCCTCCTCAAGAAGACTGGCTATGGACTTATCTTCTTGTTGTAAATCTTTTTTAACATCTTCGTCGAGTTCAGCCGTTGATTTGGTGACGAGATCAAGATCTATTTCTACTGTTTTTTTGGTCATTTTTAACTCCTGTATACAATTACACTTTTGTTATATACACACAGTTAGAAAAAAACCCACAAATTTGTGCAATTTTTGCAGTAAAGGGTGATAGTATAGTGCGTAAGAGTATTTAGATTGAAGTGTTGTTTGTAACGCTGTCACGTAAAAAAGTTGGGGCGCCCATTTATGGAGCGCAGCGACAGTCCTGTTCGTGGCGTATGGACGGGGCCGCCAGTCAAAGATTGGGGCCACAGACAAATTTAACAATTCATGATGGTTAGGGGTTGGAATCAGGTGTTACCCGCACCTGACACATTTGGCAGTTGAATGGTCTTAGTAATAAGATGCGGCAAATAATTTTGTTGTAATGAGTTGACGGCTCTCATCCAAACCACCAACAAGACAACTGGTTAGTGGCCCACTAATAAATGCTTTATATCCCCAGGCGTGGTGCTTGTTGGAGGGATAAAAGCCGGGGGTACGGACATACA